GCCATTTCCGGGGCTTCCAAGTACCTGTGAAACATCCGATATAACCAACACGACAAAACGGCGCAGGGGTAGCTCTCCGCGCCGCTGATGCTTATAGGAGGCAATACCATGGAAGCTATGCTGAACTTTATTCCCGCTCCCGTCGCCATCATCTTGATGCTGGCGGGTTTTATCGCACTGGCAATCGGCGGTATCCGGTTGGGCTACAAGGCCACCGTCAAGGATCTGGCGCTGGATCTGGTGAACCGGGCTGAAAAGTCCATTATGGGTTCGGGGCAGGGGGCGAAGAAGAAAAAGCAGGTCTTCGCCGCCCTCCGCGCCAAATGCCCGGCCATCATCCAGTGGGCAATCACGGATGAAGTGCTGGATGCGGTCATTGAGCGCGCTTTTGACGCTATGACCGCGGCGCTGAGTACCAAAAAGGCTTGACGGACACATAAACGCCAGCTAAAATAGAACCACTTGAAAAGCCACGGCTTTTGTAGAGAGCGGCATTGCCTGTGGGTGGTTCCGCTCTTGATTTTTACATTTCGCCGCCACTGCGGCATACAAAATCCCCCTGCGTTGACTTCATCGGCCAGCGCAGGGGGATTTTTTGTTTAATTGTATTTTTCAATGAGCTGTTTCACGGCGGCTTGAGCCTGCGGGGTGTCGGGCCGGTGTTCCCAGCCGCGTTCATAGCAGGCAGCTTCCTTGCACATGCTGGAAGTCGGATCGCCAACATACTCGGCAAGCCAGAGCTTTGAAATTCGGCCGTTGTCAATGCCGAAAACGCTTCCTTGCTCATAAACTTTTGCTTCCCAGCGGAACGTGTGCCCATCAATGGTTATATATCCTTGCTTCCACATTGCTTATACCTCATTATCCTGCGGTGCGATCGCGGCCACGCCCATCCAGATCAGCCAGTGCTTGCCATCAGAGCTGCGTTTCCACTCACCGCCGAGCGTTTCAAATGCGGCAATCATGCCGTAGTAGCTGATTTCCGGCTCAATCGGGAGCCGCTCCCCATCATCGTTGTACTCGACTTGACCGACGGCAATGTCATCTTTGATGGAGGTCTGGGCGTATGCCCATTGGTTGTCCAGCCTTTCGGCCAGACGCTTGAGGGAAGCGCGAATATCGGAAATTTTCATGGTCTACTCCTTTACCATTCATAGGAGCCGCGCCGCTGACGGGCTTCCATGCGTTCTTTTTCAATCATGGCGGCAATCCGGGACTTCTCTTTGGTACTGAACCCCCAAGCCTTTTCGCAGGGGATGGCAACAATGAAGCCGTCCTCATGGATGCCGTATTCATTGAAATCTTCGTCAACGTACCGCTTACAGTTGTGCGGCCGGTCATTGAAGTCGTACTCGACCTCATCAGGAATGCGGGTCAGCTTGCCCTTGATGGGGAAGCTGTTCAGCTTTGCAAATTCACGGATGGTCATGGCGCTTCTCCTTACTCAATCGCTTCTTCAATGCTGCTGGTGGCATCTTCCAGACTGCTTACCGCATCGGACAGGCTTTCACAGATTTCCTCGGTACGCTCGTACCGCTCGCCGCTCTGGAAGTTTTCAGGGATGTTGTCCCGGTATTCTTCTTCTTCGGTCTGGATTTCCTCAAGCTGCATCTGGAGGGTTTCAAGCTGATCAACGATGGCCTGCAGGGCCTTTCTGCGCTCTCTGTTCATATATATTCTCCTTGATTTTTCATCGGTGGGTGGTTATAATTAAAAAGCGAGGGCGGCGGCTCCTACCCGCCGCCCTGCTCTTACGGATTACTTGTTATCCGTGGGGGTCTCGTTGCTCTGAATGATTCTGTTGGGTTTAATCGTGATCGTTATCCGCTCTGCAAGATCGGGATGTTCGACCAAGATTTCCAGCAGCTCTTTCAGAGCTTTTACTTTTTCATCCATCGGTCTGTTCTCCTTTCCGGTGAGCTTCCCGCTCCTCCTGACACCTATATTATACATCTTTTTGATTTACTTGTCAATGAAAAAGATAAACTTTTTTGATTTCGTTGCAAATATTTTTGGTTGACAAATAGCTCAAAAAGATGTATTCTTATAATCAACAAGGAGGTGTTGACATTATGAGTGTTTCGGATGTTATCAAGGGTCTCTTGGCAATGTCAGGAAAGAAACAGGCCGAACTGACAAGCGTTTTGGGAATGAGCAGCAATCAGGCTGTAAATAATAAAATTAGGAAAAATAGCTGGTTTGCCAGTGATCTTCTCAAAGTGGCAGAATTATGCGGATGTAAGCTGGCTTTTGTGATGCCGGACGGTCAGTGCATATATCTCAGCGATGATGAACAGGAAAAATAAAAGGAACAGCCGCCAGCAAACATCGTAATGCTGGCGGCTGTTCCTTTAGTCAGAGGGTAGTTGTTTGACCTGAGAAGCGCCGAAGAATGATGCCCTGTAGGTTTGGCCGTCCCCCTTGCTGCTGTGGATAAGCACCGCCTGAAACAGAGCCTTTGCGCCATGCTCCACCATGTACCCGGCGGCTTTCCATCCTGCCCATGTGTTCACAGGCTCGGCCACCCCGGCGGCCTGCTGGGCTTCCTCGATGCGCTGGGCGTTGATCGGGGCGGCCTTTGCGCTGTTCCATGCCCGGTGCAGAGCTTCGGCAAAACTGCCCACGCCCTTGCGATACAGCTTCCATGCCTTGCACATGATGGCGGACAGATCAAACTTTTTCATAATGCCCTCTCTTTCTTTGGCTGAAAAGATAAAATAAAAAGCAGCAGGGGAGTGGGTTACTGACTTAGCATGCGCTCACGACTTACTGCGCTCCCGGCTCTTACTTCGCCCCTTGCCTTCCGGTCGTACTCCCTTGCTGTGATTATAGTATCCTCCATCTTTAAGAAAAAGACAACAGCAAAAACATGAAAATATAAATAAAATAAATTTATTTATCGCCCTGCTGGATGTATTGAGATTGAAGCGGAATTGCGGATTGTATATTTGGATGAGGAAGATTTTGGGCAAAAAAAGTCCCCAGACACCGAAGTGTCCGGGGAAAGGGGATAACTTACTTGTCGGACGTTATGGATCTGCACCGTGGCGTTGCAAGCCTGCTTCGGGTCAAATCATCCAAATCTTCTTCTTGAACCAGAAGATCGGAGATTTTGCAGTCCAAGGCTTTGCAAATCAAATCAAGCTGTTCCAAAGATACCCGGTCGGTCATCTCATGGTAAAGATCATTGATTGTGTTTCGCCGGATTCCAGTTGCGTCTGCAAGTTGCTTCTGAGTCCATCGCTTTTCGCCTAAGCGGACGGACAACAAAATCCTTAACATCAGCCATATCTCCTTTGCGGAGAGTGTAGCATAAAAGGATAATCTATATCAGCAAAATGATATTTGGTATCGTATTTTGATATTTTCGATTTGAGGGCGAGTGTGACTACCGATTGACTACCACGGTGCTTTTTCGTATTTGCGCAGTCCTTTGTAGAATAGCGTATATTCGTTGTTTATTTTTGCTTTTGCACCAATGGAGTGCGGGCTGGAATGACTCTTAATCAGTGGGCCCAGGGTTCGAGTCCCTGGAGGTGCACCAAATTTTGAACGTCAAGTCGTAAGATTTGGCGTTCTTTTTTGTTATGTAACCCCGAAAATTCGGGGTTTGCACGGTCAATGCACGGTTTTTGCACGGTCGGCGTTTTCGTGGGAATCCTCTGCATGGGCTGGAATTGCTTTGAAATGCGTGGTAGATTTTGCATCAGGTCAGCAGTGCCAGACGGAGCTGCGCCTTTACTTCGGGGTCTGCGTTCTTCAAAAGTTCCAGCAGAGCGGTCATAGAAATGGTCGGTTC